CCACCACGGCGTTCACGGTCGGTCCCTTTGAGGGGCGCGACAATTTCTTTGAGGCGGGACGCGGTAAGAAGAATAAAAGTCTCCTCCACCACGAAGCACCAGTAGTCTGCCTCGGACGTTGAAATACCTGAGGGCTTACCTCGGGATTCATACTCGACAAATATATTCCCAGTAAGGCACGCCTTTCGGTCACGTTTAACTTCAACTTTCTTGCCCTCAAAGATGGCCGCAAGCGCTTGCTCAGCCACTTGGCCCACTTTGAGGTCATAGCGAAAGTCGCTATTGTATTCCATATATTAGAAGGGTGAGTTCGTATCTTCATTGTCGTCGTCTTGTTCTTGTGTGAGTTCCGCTTCTACCAGTCTCCCGGTGGTTTGACTATACCTAAGTGTAGTCGCTAAGCCAGTGTCCCCGCTGAAGCGGTTCTTGAGGACACGCACGTTAGTTAGGTGTCGAGCTTCGGCGTCTTGCTGGTCACGCTCCAGACCGACTACGCAGTCAGAGAGTTGAGCGATGGCAGCACTCCCCCGCAGTTGAGCTAGAGTGGTCACCGCGCCGTTCTCATGGCCGCGCCCATCAGGACGCTTGAGGTGACTGACCAACACCAACCCCAACTTACACTCCTCAACCAAACCTCTCAGCTTGGTCATCGTGTTGTCGATGAGTCGGCGTTCGTCCCCTGAGTCAATGCCAGATACCACAATGCTCAGGTGGTCGAGCACTATGTATTCAACTCCCAGAGCCTTCGCCATGTAACGGATGTGGTTCAGGAGGTTGTCGGATTCCAGAGAACCCCAGTGGTCGTAGAAGAACATCCGTCCGTTGCCCACCGTCTTGCCGAAGGCTTCCTTGTATTCGTCGCTTGCCTTGATTGGCTCAAGGTGCAGGAGCTTGTTCATCTCCAGCCCGATGATTGAGTTGGCAGTTCGCTCGATGGATTCCTCCAAGGCGATGTAGCCAATGCGTTTGTCGGTGTGCTTCAAGAGGTGGTATGCCATCTCCTTGGTCACGGCGCTCTTGCCAATCCCTGAGCCAGCACAGACGGTAACAATCTCACCTAGGCGCAACCCGTAGGTCATGTCGTTCAGCCCCGGCCAAGGGTAGGGGACGCTGTCGTTCACCTTGGTGGTGGTGAGCCTGTCGAACAGGTCAGCACCATCCATGATTGTGTCCGGTCGCCACACCTTGGCTTGCCAGTAGGCGTCTACGAGTTCACGCCCCCGGCCCTCCATGAGCATCTCGTTGGGGTCTTTGCGAGTGAGTCGTGCAATCTTACACTTCCCGGCAGGGAGAACATGACTGCACTCCTCTGCTGCCTTGTTACCTGCCTCGTCGGCGTCGAACATAATGACAATCTCCTCAAACTTATCGAGCCACTTCAGTTGCTTCTTGAAGACATTCTTAGCTGCCGCCGCCCCGGTGGGTAGGCTGACAACAGGCCACTTCCCCTCGCCCACGATTTGGGCAACGGTGAGGCAGTCAATCTCTCCTTCCGTAATGGTCAGGCGCTTGCCTCCATTAGGCCAGAGGTGCTGCCCCCAGAAGTAGGTGGGACTTCCAATGGATGTGAAATCCTTGCCCTCAAAGCGAACCTTCTGGGCGACGATGCTTCGCTCAGGGTTACGGTAGGTCGCTATGTGGCAGTCTTTCCCTAGGTGGGAACCGATGCGGTAGTCATACCGCTGGCAGACATCCTTGTGGATGCCGCGTGACGGGATAGCCATATACTCCCCGCTCAAGAACTGTGGGGCTTTCGCCGCAGTAGTAATCATTTGTGTTGTGTTGGTTGTTTCGCCAGTAGGAGGAGAGAACAGTCCGCAGACGAAGCACTTGGTGCTCCCGTCCTCGTTGACGCTTAGTCCGTCGCTGCTCCCGCATTCCTCGCATGGCTGATGTGTTGTTATGAAACCCATGTCAATGGTATGACCTTCTCGCACCACTTGAATCCCTTCTTGTCGCACCATTCAGCGTAGGTTGTTTTGCTGGTCTTGTTGAGCTTGACCTTGGCGTTCTGGAAACAGAATCGAATGTCCAACTCAGGGTGCGCTTCACGAACTCGTAGATGCTTTGTCCGGTCTGCTGGTGTGAAGTAGCCCTTAGCTTCCACAATGACCCCATTCGGAAGAATGAAGTCAGGCTTGTAGGTTCTAAAGACCGTGTATGTCAGCTTCTCGGTCTCGTAGGAGAAGGCAACGCCCATCTTCTCAAGAGTGTGCGCCACCTTCTCCTCAAATCGAGAACGATACCCTTCCTTAGAACGGTGAGACCTTCTCCTCTGCATCATCAGCAAGGACTTCTCCGAAGGTTTCCCCGGTCGTGGTGTAGCCGTCGTCCGAAGCGGAGAAGCTGCCTCCCCCACCGCTCGATGAGTATTCAACAAGCTCAAGGACTTGGGCTTCTCTCAGGCGAAGGGTGTAACCCCACCCCTGAGAAGAAACAAACCAAGGATTGAATGTCATACTCATCCTAATCTTGGAACCGGAACCAATTTTTGGTTTGTCCAAGATAGGCTTAACCTGACTGTCGAACAGCGGAACGGTGAACTCTAATGTTTCTCCGTTGCGCGTAACAACCTTCGCCTTCTGCTTGGCGAAGATTTCAAAGTCCCCATCTGGTGTGATGCGGACTGGAGTAGAGGGCGCTTTGCGAACCTCTTTGCCTTGCTTGTCGCACTCCGCTTTGTAGGCGGCGTCGGCAAGTGGGTCTACTTGCTTTTTGAAGTCTTCAAACTCCTTCTTTGTGACGTGTATCTTACAACTGTAAACCCCAGCCTCGTCAAAGGCGGTGTCGGGGTGAACGAGTTTAGGATATACGGCGGTGCCCACAGGGCTGACTAGTTTCGTAGCATTCTTGCTCACTTTATTGTGTTTGTTTGTGTTGTTTAACTGAAGAGATACCTGCTGTCCTTGACTGTTGTTGGGTCGAAGGTGCCATACTCAGGTAACTCAGGAAACTCCAACTCGGGGTTGGAGTGCCGCAAGGAATTATCAAGCTTCTCCAACAAGTCAACCTCAAAAATACCAGAGGCCGCTTCCCTGATGGAGTCGGCTAGCGTCTGAGACTTGTTCGTGTGCGTCCCGAACGAATCATGAATACACGAAAAATCCCATATCCCACGGGAGTTCGCTTCGATGACTGTCTTGGTGAGAATGCTGGCGTCAATGCTATGAACAAAGTTTGGAGAAATCCCTTGCTTGGCTCTCGCTAGGCTCAGTTCGTCGGTGCTGTCCCTGAAGTTTACCCACGTCGCCTCCCCTGCAATCTGGGTTGAGACAGACTTGCTGATTTGCTTCGTGTAGTGCTGGAGCACAGGGAACCCGGTGGGCGTTTCCCATGACACATCTTTACCTGCTCTGGTGAGCACCTTGGCAACCTCTTGGAGATACTTCATACACTTGGTGGGGCGGTCGAATACTTCGTGGATGGATTGCCAAACAAACTTAGACAAATAACCAGTAACCTTATACCTCTCCGCTTCGCTGAATGGGTTCTTGGCGTGGTCTTTCCTGATGCAGTCCTGATACCACTCATCAACATACGCCCTGCACGAATAAAACGTCCCTCCATATGGGTAAACCATTGTGGGTCTCTTGGTAGCCTTGCGGTCAACACCAAACGCTACCCACTTGCGTGCCATAGAATCGTCTTCCTTCTTCAGCTTGTCCATTACGAGGGACGCAATCACAGCGTAGATGTCTTGGGGGAACGGGGTGGGTGCAGCGTTGGTTGAGTAGGCCGTCTCTTCACAGCGCGTTAAGCACGCCAGCAACTGCAACCCGTTATTGGTTGCGTCCTGAGCGCACGGCAGCTTTGTCTTAACAGAACCACTCCTAATAAACTCAGCCCACTCAAAACACCACGCCAAGTGTTGCCACGGCTTGTCTGCTTCCTTCCACTCAAGGTAACCCATGGGGTCATCAGCTACGCGACACGCTTCGGGAGCGTAATCGTATGCCCACTTCTCTCGCTCCTCTAGGGTTACCTTGTCGAACCCGTAAGTGTTCGCTCCGTGTATGGCTAACCAACGAGCAGGTTCGCTGTCTTTTATTTTCTCATCCCTGAAGAACTGAAGCAGCCCACGGGACGGGTCCGCATTCTGCACGTTAAGGAATGCTGGGATGTTGTAGACGCGCCCCCTCCAATCGACATTAGAAGGAAAGAAAAAACGATTACCCTCAAACTTCTTCGCCAAGTGCAGAACCTTGGCGGTGAGCAAGCGCCGTGACTTGGTGGACAGGTTGAGGTCGTATATTTTTGCCGCCGCCCTGCGCCAGTTTGTGTTGGCTTCCTTGTTTGTCTTGAAGTCCTTTGGAACCGGAGGGAACTCCTCGTCCTTCCTGTTTGGGATGTCGCCTATGGTTACGTTGTTGTCCCAAGACCACTCCATCACCTCCTTAACCCGTGAGTTGATTTCCCATGGCGTCTGCTGGATGAGGTTGACTGCCTCCATGGGTTCTTTGAGTGGCCCTGTGATGGACCGGAGGTAATCCATGTTAGTGCTCTTGATAAAAGATACAGGAGGTAGTCTTTCGTCGTCCGGGTAACCGCCTGACCATACGTTTGTCCACGGCTCAGGCGTTTCGACAGTAGGTAACCAAAATGGTTCGACCAGTTCTCTCTTCTCATTGTATTCCTCAATCCATTCAAGGAGGTCTTCGGTGGGAGCAACGAATCGTGTAGGCTTTCTCCCTGCCCTTTCCAAGACATAAACGTATTCGATTAAACCAGTGCAGTATCTAAATAGTTCTACAGCGTTTAGTCCCATGTTCAGCTTGTCCCTAACCCCCCACTTCTTGAACTCAGGCATTAAACCCTTCTCTGCTTCATGCTTCATTGAAGAACGCACATGACGTGTCTTTGCGTTAAGCCCCCTGCGTCTCCTAGCCCCCAAAAGAATCCCTTTTCCTTTTGCCTCATTATTTTTTACCAAAAACCTACAGCGTAATTCGTCCTCAATACGCGCTCCAAGAAAAATAGACACCTGAGCCAATGAGCGTCTCTTTGTAATGCTGTCTATAATCGACTTTACGGCAATGAATGATATAACCTTGGACTCAAGCTCTTGAATATCAATCTGGTAGCGAGCAGGGGTCGCGTAAGTGATGACCGCTTCTTTCCACTCGTCAATCTTCTCCGCATAGAGGGGCAGCGCGTTTCGCATCAAGACCTGCCCATAGCGGGTCTCAATCTCCGCACCGCGCTCCTTGGCCTTCTCCACTTTAGACCTATACCGACCCACGCCTAGCGTGAGCATATCTTCGTTCAGTTTTAGTTGCGTCAGGTGTCCCACGGTGAGATTTAATATGTCGATTCGCTCGACACGTCAAACCAATGCGTCGAAAAGGCCGGGCGCAATCGACAATGCCGGGCGCAATCGTATGATAGTGGCCGGGGGTTTGTGGGTTACTGGTGTTAGGAGCGGCAGCATAAAAAGAGGCTCTAACTTGGGTAAGCTAGAGCCTCTTGTGTTTAGGCGAATAGTCGATACATCTTAGCTATGGTAGCTATGATTAGTATAAGTATAAGCCATCTAAGGTTGATTAGTAGGTAGTAATAAGCGTCTTTAATGGGATTTCATTTTTTAGTGGAGCTTGTAGTTTACGTTGGGCACGTTGTGGTCCCAACAGGCTCTGCACGTTCCACAGTTATTGTCTTGCGTTAATGCTGGACAATTAAACTCAGAACGGTCAAGCCCAACTGTGCTTGTTGTTTTTGTGGTTCTTTTTAGCATTGGGCTTGGCGCTCTTTGTCCAACCATGTTAGCTGATAGCCTTATTACAAGGTTATCGGCTTCATGCTGTTTTGTGGAATCCCATTGTTTAACCATATCGAGTTCTCTGGTTGGTAGCCAGAAGTTGATATGGGGCAATGATAGTGCAATATCGTTGATAGCATTAAGGTGCTCAACGCTTTGAATATCCCCGCTGTCGTGCCAACGGAAGTATCCGCTATGCTCCTTTCGACTGATGAGTTCGGTTATAAGAACTTGCCATTCCGTAGTGTCGGAAACAACAGCGTCTAGTCGCCTATACATAGCGGCTTGGACGTTGTCGAAAAGGTAGCGGTTCTTTAACGCGTAACAGTCAGCGCAAACGGAGCCCGGTATTTGCCTAAGCAAAGAGCCGCGCCTACAGGTATGAGCTGGTAAGCTATACCCGTGGCACGGCATCTTGCTAGGCTTGGATAGAGAGCCAATGAGGCCCTCTAAAGCCTTGATGGTCACACAGCCTCTGGTTGTTCTGCGCCAGAAGGTTGTTCTTCCTTGAGGGGAAGAGGTGTGTTGGTGAGGTCGCTGATAGCAGCGTTGAGTAGACGTTCGATGTCGCTGACTAAGCCATGAGCAACTTCGATTTTTGTCCTGAGAAGCTTAAGGATAGCGGTGACTCCTTCTGGAATAGCGGTGTCGCCTTGTTCTTCAAGGTATTCTTCAAGGTGCTCGATGATTTCGCGGACTTCGCTGGTAGCATCACAAGCGCTAGACTGAGCATCTCCTGCTGAGCTTTGTGTGTAGTTTGCGTAGTCAACTGCCTCGCTGGCGTTGTTATATGTGTCGTCTGTGTAGCTGTCGAGACGGTCAACGGTGTCTTTTAGTCCTCGGAGGTTTCCTAGTATGTCTTTTATATCAGCCATGCTGTGTATTTTTTGTGTGT